GGTAAAGCACTTTGTATCGATTCTTTACAAAAGGTGAAAGAAAATAAAGCACTTTACTTCCGCGTTTCTGCTGAACCAGACGCTGTTGTCTTTTACGAGAAATGTGGGTTTAAGTTTCTTGGGAAACAGAAAAGTGGATGTCAACTATCAATGTTTCGAATTAATAATACCTTCCAAGATGGGCACTATGATATATCAGACCCAACAATTTATTCTGCTGTAAACAAAAAAGGTAAAGGTGGTTGTGTTGAAGTGTTTGTAGAACTTGAAGGATTAAGTAAATTTTTTTAAAGAAAAGTGTTGACTTTTTAGTTTAAATAGTATAGAATAATAATATAACTTGAGAAAGGACTTGTTAGTTATGAAAGATAAAACGTTTAAAGCATTTGTTTATGGATACCGTAATGTCAATAACGGTAAGATGTATATTGGATACCGTGGCACATCTAACATCAACGACGGTTATGTATTTTCTTCTGAGGATAAAGAACTAAGAGAAGCATGGTCACTAGGACACCTTCACCGTTCAATTCTTTACCGTGGCAGTAAACCAGACGCTATTACTCATGAGCGTAAACTGTTGAAGCATGCTGATGCAAGACGTACTGATAACTTCTATAATAAATCTAACGGTGGTGGTGAAGGGATTTATGATTATCGAGAAATCTCTGATGAGATGGCGAAAGTCGGTATTGACTGGATAAAAGGTATTGACCCAGTCGAAGAAGTTGACATGTATGATTTTTTCGACAAAGAATTAGTTAAAGGTATTTTAAATAAGGTTAAAAATGGCGAGTATGAAACGTTTGAAGAACCAATAGAAAAGGTTAAAGGATTTGACCTAAATCAAGTTCGACTGAAATTGCTTAACCATAATCATGTTAGACAAATTTCTGAAAAAATGAAACACGACCCTAAAGAAGCAAGAAAGAACGTTTCTCCAATTATTGTCTGTGTACGAAAAGATGGAACCCTTCTTATCATTGATGGTAACCATACCTTTGCCGCTGCAAAACTAGCAGGTTGGACATCTGTGCCAGTTATATACATTAACAGTTCAGAGTTTCTTGACAACAAATCAAACATTGACCACTTCGGGGTTATCGCTAACTATAACCCTAAGTTAAAATTACAAAACTCCTCAAAGGATTGTCAACGTGCGATTATCAACCTATATGTGGACAATCTTGAAAAGAAAGATAAAAACTTCGAACTATTGGACGGTGTGAAGTTTAAGGAAACAGTTGAGAATAAATTATATCCAGAATGGACTAAATCTCAAATTTCTGGTAATCTTAGGTCTGCCCGTAAGATGATTAAAAATAACTACGCTGAAGCACAAATGAACTTTCAAACATACTCGAAAACTCATTTAGATAGAATGGCACGAAAGGTTGAAGAAGTCCATCCGGATGTTGCGGTAATTAACATTTCTTCTGGTACGGTTTATAATTCTGGTATTGGCGCGATTCTAAATAAGATGGGTAAAATAACCAAGAAAGGGTTGATAATTATTCACCATAATGATATTGAAGAATATAATTCTTGGTCTAAATCTTTGACTAAGTTTAAAGACACTTTCTTACACATTGCTGATAGCACTACGATATCTTACGTGATACTTGATTGTTTTGGTAGCACTAAAAACATAGAGGACTACACTTGGATTATAGGCAACAAATAAACCGAACCGAAGCATTCAAACGCTGGTTTGCGTGGGCACTTACTTATGGTGATTGTGACCCTGCTATATGGATGGGTAACTACATCAATAAACGCTATGAGCATAATGATGAACAGAGACTTTGGTTTGCTTGGTTATATGGCAATACATACTACTTACCCACCTCTTGGATATTAATGAATGAGTATCCGGATTTCGAATTAGCGACAGTAGACCGCATGACAGCATGGAATACAGAGAATTATAAAAGACTGCGATATCAAACTGATACTAAATGGAATAAGGGACACTTACCTGATATGTATGCTTCCTATGAAAAGTTTATAGGTGATAGAACTCAACGTGAAGTGATAGAGTCTTACTATGGCGATAATGAGAAAGAGAACTTTAATAATCTTTGGGAGGTTCTGAAGAAAGAACTTCATAAGTTTGGTCGATACTCTACTTGGTTCTATATGCAACAATTAAAGCATACTGCTGATGTAAAGATAGAACCCACAAGTCTTATGTTAAATGATTACTCCGGAAGTCGTTCACATCGTAATGGGTTTCTTTATGCTATTGGCGAAGAGGATAAGGTTGATTCTAAATTAACGTCTGCAGAGTATGATAGATTAGAAAGTATAGGAACTGGCATACTAAATGAGATGCGTGTTGATTACCCTCACATTAAGAAAGACCTTGACTACTTTGCTATGGAAACTGCGTTATGTTCTTTTAAGAAATTGTTTCGTACAAGTCGTGGTCGTTACTTGGGGTATTACTTAGACCGCCAAGCAGAAGAGATAATGAAAGTAGAAAAAGATGGATGGCATGGTATTGAATGGAATGTATTATGGGAAGCAAGAAATGAAACTTTAGACTTGACTTTATCCAATAAATGCGGTATTATAAAGGAGAAGTATACTTCATTCCTTGATACAGGTAAACTGGATAAACTAGAGATGATGTATAAAGATGAAGTTAAAATGAATATAGGATTGGAGGCATTCTTTTGAGTTTAGTAATTGGTATAATAGGTGTTCCTGGAACAGGGAAGTCTACATTAATGAAGAAGTTTATGGAGGGTAAAGAGTGGACACCCCATACCCCTGTTAAACTTGTTCAAGGATATACTTCTGGTAACATGATGTTGCTTGGTAAGTATGAAGAAGGTGAGGTATTCTGTGGTACAGATAGACTGAGTATGGCAGTTCAACCTGCAGTAATTGAATACCTAGAAGGAACTCCTGCACCTATCGTTATCTTTGAGGGTGATAGACTTAACTCTGTCTCTTTCTTTGAAGCATGTAAGAAGGCAGGACATGAAGTTAGAATAATCATTCTTAATGTATCAGACGAGATACGTGAACAGAGATATAAAGACCGTGGGTCTGATCAATCAGAAAAGTTTATTAAAGGTCGGTTCACTAAAGTTAAGAATGTAAGTAATATGTTTGGACCAAATCTAATGGATGATGGAAACGTGTCAGAGTTTAAGCACGAAGTTCCTGAGGATACAGAGTTAGTCGTTGACTATATACAAACAAGAATAAAAGATTATAAGTCGTAGCGTCTCCTTTCCGCGAGACTTATATTTGGGGTGGGGTAACTTTCCTTTCAGTTACCCCATCTTTTCTATTGACTTTTTACTGCAAATGTAGTATACTTGAATTATATATTATGGAGAATTGAATGAGTAAAGAATTTCTATGGTGCGAGAAGTATCGCCCCAAAACTGTTGAGGACACTATCCTTGACCCTAAACTAAAAACTACCTTTCAGAAAATAGTTGATACAGGTGAAATACCTAACATGCTTTTTACAGGCACAGCAGGTCTTGGTAAAACTACAGTAGCAAAAGCAATCTGTAATGAACTCGGTCTTGACTTTATAGTAGTGAACGGTTCTGAAGAAGGTAATATCGATACCCTTCGTGGTAAGATAAAACAGTTTGCTTCCTCAGTATCCCTGTCAGGTGGATACAAGGTTGTTATCCTAGATGAGGCAGACTATCTTAATCCTCAATCTACTCAACCTGCCCTACGCGGTTTTATTGAAGAGTTTAGTAAGAACTGTCGGTTCATACTAACCTGTAACTTCAAGAACCGTATTATTGAACCTCTCCATTCTCGATGTGGTGTCTATGAGTTTAATACTTCTAAGAAACAAATGGCAGAACTTTGTTATCAGTTTATGCACCGACTTCAGAATATACTTGAGACTGAAAAGGTTGAATATAATAACGATGTCCTTGCAGGATTGATTATGAAGTATGCTCCGGATTGGAGACGTATACTTAATGAGGCACAACGTGGTAGTATTGGTGGTACAATTAACAGTAATGTATTAGTTACAGATAACTCTCAATACTCAGACCTGTATAAACATGTAAAAGAAAAAGACTTCAAGAAAATGCGTCAGTGGGTTGTTAATAATATGGACGTAGAACCTGCTTCTGTATTCCGTGGTATCTATGATAGTATGGAAGAGTATGTTGACCCTGCCTCTATACCTCAGTTAGTATTGATACTTGCGGACTATCAACATAAGAATGCATTCGTAGCAGACCATGAATTAAATCTTGTTGCTTGCCTTACTGAGTGTATGGCAAACGTGAATTTCTTATAAATAGGAATTGATATGATTAATGGAAATATAATAGCAGGACCATGCCAACATGAGTCCTTTGAACAGAGTTTGAAAATCGCTAAAGAGTGTCAACGAGTATGTGACAAGTACGGATATGATTACTACTTCAAGTCTTCCTTTGATAAAGCAAACCGAACAAGTGAAGACGGTATTCGCGGACTTGGTTTAAGAACAACACTAGTAGACTTCAAGAACATAAAGAGAGAACTCGGTGTCAAGATGCTTACCGATGTTCATACCTCTAAACAGATAGACCAGATTATGGATTGGTTCTATGACGTAATAGATGTATTACAGATACCTGCGTTTCTATGCAGACAGACTGACCTGATACATCATGCTTGTTCTACTAATAAGATTATAAACATAAAGAAAGGTCAGTTCCTTGCCCCTTGGGATGTAAAGGGAATAATAACTAAAACAGCAGGAGCAGAAGAAGTTTGGATTACCGAACGCGGTACATCATTCGGATACAATACTTTGGTTGTAGACTTCACGGGTGTTGATTGGATGTTAAAGAACCTTGGCATTCCTGTAGTATTAGATTGTACTCACTCGGTTCAAAAACCTGGAGGCAACGGTACAAGTAGTGGAGGTAATAGAGATTTCGTTCCTGCCCTGTCCCGCGCCGGAAGTGCGGTGGGTGTGAAAAACTTCTTTATTGAAGTACACGC